TTCGGAAAACCGAAATAAAGCTATACATTACACATAGTTATTTTTACCGCTTCGTATAATGTATAATATGTCAATTAAATCAATAACTTATGTGTAATCTAACTATGACAGAATTTGTTTATACATGCAAGAAGTGCGGTAAAAAGTTTACAAAACACTCTGATTACTGCATTCATTTTTACAAGTGTAAATAACAGATACCACTGGCTTTTGGGGGCGTGGTTTAAAAGCGCAAGCCAGTGGCTCTAATTGGGGATTTTAGAAATGGACATGGTCTGTAAGCAATTATCGTCACCTGATGCTAATGGGGTGCAGTCATGTCTTCAATGGGGTCAAGCTGACCTTTATTTACCACCATTAAGCTACGCCGAAGCTACAACAATTGGGGGCGCTTTTTGGTTATGTCTGGCAGTCGTATGGAGTTTAAAAACTATACGAGTGCAAATTTTTGAAAAGTAAGGAGTTCAATCATGAACACTAAAAAACAAGTAATGCTTCAACGTTTTAAACAAGCTGCTGTAGTTGCTACGGCTGCGGGGGTAACTGCTGCATCGAATGCTGCAATTGATGTAACTGAAATTACTGGGGAGTTGTCTGGTGCTCAGGTTGCGGGTGCTACTGTAGCTGCTGCTGCAATTTTGATTCCGCTAGGTATTAAAGTATTTAAATACATCCGTTCTGCATTCTAAGAACCAGTGTATTACATGCGAGCCACCGTAAACGCGCGAGGGCTCGCAGTCGCGTTTACGGGGTGAAGCATGGGTGATATTGGGGCGTACATATGGCTATTAATGATGATTTATATTGGTATAAAAATGTTTTAAGAAGAACAATTTCAACAACAATCCGCTTTTACTTATCTCTCTCAATTATCCTTTCACCAATAATTCTAATGACTGAAGCTAACGCCACCGATGATGGTGATTGGTGGCTTCAGCGCGAAATTAAGTTACAGCAAAACCGTGAAGATTATGCAAGACGTGTCTATGGGCGTTCTGCAAGGTCTTTCACTGAAACTGACCCTGTGTCAGCAAAAACAAAAACGGTAACAAGAATTGCTATTGCAGAAGCATCGCCTACAGCTTCAAAAGTGGGTGCATCTATGTTCAAGCGTGTTGCATTCTATGCAAAGAATCCAGGCGTACAAATGGTTGGTGTTATGGCAGCGACTCAGCTTATTGAAGCAATTGGTTGGGTTATGGAGGATGGTGCATACGTAAAGAAAAAACCTGCTGACCCAGACAAAGACCCGACTTTACCACGTGCATGGCATTGGACAAATATTGGTTATTATTCGACTACTACCGCAGCTGCTGCTGCATATATGGCTTATCACAATTCAACTGCTGCCTCATCAAAACAGGCACGTTCTTACCAAATAAAAGACACTATTAACGCTGATTATAAAACAGTTTATCTTTTTGATTCTTCTGGCGTTTTAGTCGGAAACGTTACTATTCAGTATGTTGTAAATCCAGATTATGATCCAAATGGAGAACCACCCCAAGATCAAACAATTCCTTTAACACCTGAGTTATTAGGGGCTGCAATGATGGGTGAAGGCTATAACGATCCTGTAAAACCAGAACATTATAATCCTATTGCTAATACTGGTCTTATGAATAGCTCTGTAGCTGATAGCTATCAACACTCAGGTAATGGTGTTGGTGATGATTTAGCTAATGAGATGGACCAGAAATTAAAGAATGCTCCACCCACACCTAATAATCAACCTGCTCCTTATGGTTCGCCTCAATATGCTAATCCACCTTCAGAATCTGCACCTAATGCTAATGATCGCACATGGGATGAAGATGGTGGGGCTGCTGACGGTAAAGCCGAACCGATTAAAGACCCTGAAGGAAATCCGACTGGTGGTCAATCCATATCAATTGAGTTTCCAGTATTTTGTGAATGGGCTTTTACGGTCTGTAAATGGTATGACGATTGGAAAAAAACAGATGAATGGATGAAAGAAGATCCTGAACAGAAAGACCCTGAAAAAGTTGAATTTGATGAAGATGTATCGGCAGGTACTGTAACACTTACGGGTTCGGATGCTTGTCCAAAAGACTCTGTTCAATTCACTTTAATGGGCCAGACTTATACTCTTGAATTACCTTATCAACCTGTTTGTAATGCTCTTACTTTCTTTAAGCCTGCTGTGTTGGCTGTTGGTGCTATTACTTCAGCTTTTATTGTAGCGGGTATTAATGTTAAGGGAGAAGATTAACTATGAGTTTAGCTAGTCTTCTTTCTAAAGTATCAGAAACAATTTTATCTAGTGCCGTCTCAAAATTACTTAAAGGTGCTGGACTTTCTTTATTTACATACGGTGCAACACAAGGAGCATTTTCCTTAGCTGTAAGCACTATTCAAAGTTATTGGGGCACATTGGGCAACGTATTGTATGTTGTTGGTCTAAGTGGATTTGATCAAGCTATCAGTATGGTTTTATCTGCTATTGCCTTACGTGTTGCATTATCAAGTATGCAAGTTGGGGTACGAAAAAGTGATTAATTTAGTATGTGGTCAACCACGTAATGGCAAATCTCAATTTATGGTGAAAACCATATTAGATATGCTTGAAGAAAATAAAAAATTAGAAGAACAAGGTAAACCGGCAAGACAAATTTATTGTGATATTGATGGTCTGAGAATACCTGAAGTTGAACCTGCTCCAGATGATTGGCGGGATACTCCGGATGGTTCAATTATTATTTATGATGAAGTACATATGCGTAAAGCATATGAGTACAAGGGTAACCAATACTCTCAAGATCAGATGATTAAGGACCTTACAATTCATGGTCATTTTAACAAGGATATTTGGTTAATTACTCAGGATCCTGCGCGAATTGAGAAAGGTATTCATAAGCTTATTGATAAGATGTACTTCATAAAGCGTCCTAGTTCTAAACCGCCTTATACAAATGTTTTTGTATTTGATAAGTGGTTATCTAGCCCTGAACCTGCTGCAAATCGTAATGCTAAACATAAGAAGTATTTCGACCATTATCGGTTTCATTTTAAAGACGAATATCAAAAGCTTTATCATTCTGCTTCTGACCATTCCAGTATCAAATTTAAGTTACCAAAACAGTTATTTATCTATGTATCAATTATTTTAGGAATAGTTGGTTTTGTAGTGTTTGGTTTAATGAATACTAAATCTTTTAACCCGCAAAGATTTGAGGATAAACAAAGTGCATCAGATACCAAAAAAGATAGTAAAACGAATGATCAAACGGCTAATCAGAAGACTGACGAACAGAATCTTTTATTAGATCAGCAGTGTTCTAAACAGTATGGTTTAACCATTGAGCAATGTGCAGACCTACGCGATCCTACAAAAAGAAATGCTGAATTATTGGCAAAAGAAAAGAATGATATGCAAAGTATTGTGCTTCAATACAACCCCAACAAGCCTTATGATATTGATGCTAGTCAAGTCAGTTATGAGATTACGTCAAAGCCTATGTTTAGTGGTTGTATGAAGCAGAATGGACGTTATGTAGCATATACCCAGCAAGGTACAATTTTGCATGATGTGTCTCAATCAGATTGCAGACGACTCTTAAAACATGCAGGTGATCGACCTTTTAATTATTTTGCTCAACCACGTAATGAACCTATGAATACAGAAGCTTTGAGAAAGGATTCTGTTGAGCAGATTCCACAACGTCAACAACCGATTCAATATGCTGAAAACTATATACAGCGTGGCTTAGAGAGAGACCCTAATTGGGATTTATAACGATTTGAAATCATTCCCTTTGACTACAAAAAACCGTCTCTTTGATGTAACGTAGCGGTATAGAAAAGTGTCTTCAGGGGAATTGAGACACATCGAGTAAACAATTAAATCTTGTATAAATTTTGAGTGTCTCAAGGCGTAGTCTAGACACTTTGACGGGGGATATATGACAAAACAAGTTTTTGAATATTTAGAAGAAAAAGCAAGCCAAGTGATAGATACTTCTTTATTGCCTTTGGATTGTTTAAAAAATCTAAATGAGTTATCTGGTGCAGTTGATGTTTTAGTGAAATGTGGTTTCTTGACTGATAAAGAAAGTATTAATAAGGCTTTTGATATTTTGGAGCAAGTAACCACCTTTGCAGATAATTCTTTACCTAATGAGATGTGATATGACAATTAAATATTATGATCTTGATAATACAACTCCCATTGTTGTCGATCTAACATTGGGTGAATTAACAGATATTTACTTCACTATTTTTGGAGCAGGTGGTTCTGATAATATGCCTGCACTAAAGAAAATAAGAACTAAATATACTCCCTGTGATATGTGTCAAAATCTGATTTTAAAAGAAGATTTTGGAGCACATTTGCAGAAACATTGGGATGAAGAACAATGAAACATGATGCACATGTACTTAAGTTTAAAATGCAATTTTTTCCTATTAAGCTTTTAGCTTTTATTGCGATGTTTTTCTTAATTACAGGTATGTTATTTGGTTCTTTCCTCTCTGTATTTAAGTGTTATTTTTAGCGTCTGAAAGTTCGCATAATGTGTGCCTGATTATGTAACATAGCCGATTTGCAACCATTCCTGTGGGCAAATCGGCG